TTTTTTTTTTTTTTTTTTTTTTTTTTTTCTCCATGTATTGAGGAGAAATGTAGAAAGAAGCAAACTGTGAAGTTGAATTCACGTATCATCACCTATTCAAACCGATCGTGTTTAAATTCAATGATGCAAACAAATAGCCTTGTCGTCCCATATACCACGGAATACCTCAGCATTTAAGGTTATTGAATATACAGCAGGGCCCAAGCGTCGCGCTTGTGCCACCGGTATATTATATCGTTGAGCTACCAATGTACCCAAACGATGAGTATTCTTAGTATACGCATAACCTCCACACGTATCTAGCACACTTTGGTACTTATCCTCCCAATGAGGATTATCAGCACCAACTAGCATCGACCATCGTTCGATGCGTTTTATGGGATCTGGCAATAAAGCCACATGCCCATCATCAGCATCAATAATAACGAAGTTCGAAGCAAAATAAGGTGCCCTCGTTACGTAAAATTTTGCGGTTAAATTGAACACCTCAGCAAGTATCTGAATAGCATCAGCAGCATACACTGCCCCTTTAACAGCAATCAAAGAATCATCGCCCATGAAAACACCCCAATGATATTGAGTGCCTCGGTAAGCATATGCCACAGCCAAGACATTCAATAGTACGTTACCAAAGGCAGTCGTCGCATCACCAGACTTCCTTTGATACATAACCGAAAAGGACATTCCCAAAGCAATTGATCGAGCACTACAACGGATATGACCCTGCATCCATCGGCCCAATAACTCCTCGTGCAAACCCAATTGCTCAAAGACATAAGATTCTAAATCAAACACCAATACACCTTGACTTTTGTCATACTGAGAAAAATCGTTCTCGAGGAAATCAATATCATCTGAACACGGATGATAAGCTCGCACGAAAGCCGCGATATCCACAGTATCCTTTAACAGATTGACATGTATATTGGGCCGAACAATCGAAAGCAGACGACGAACCAACAAACGAAATATCGAACTATACAATGCCCCCAACTCTTTAACATGATGAACAATAACTTGAGGATTCACATGAGATTGTATGGGTTTCGTCGATAAAGTTGGTTTAACATCAGCCTTGATCATGAACTCAAACTCAGAAATATCAAACTTTTCAAAGGCCTGCATGTCAGCTTCCAAACGACTACGCATAGTAGCCAAAGAAGATGAACTAGCCTGCTGCATCCAATCTGCAAAATATTCTTCATCTAAAGCCGCCGGCTGACTCTGGTACAGTTTCAGCTTATCACGAGCATCTGACACACACATTACATCCAGGAAATTTTCCCAAATTTCGGGGATTAATGTTGTTCGATCTTGCACCCGAGAAATCTGTGGCGCACCAAAATTGCGACCACACAATGCTGACAACGTCTCCTGAGTCGTTTGTTGTCTCTTTGTAACATTAAGAGCCTTCAAGCGACTAGGATAATACCACTTATCCTTAGGCGGAATATTGGCCTGAGACATACGCATAAACGGAGTTTCCAGTACTCTTTCCTGCGGATCATATGTAATACTTGCTGTGTCATACATCAAGTCAATCTG